GTTTGATTGCATATGTGACAGGTCATGCTGTTTGTAAATATGGTTTGAACTTAAATAAAAAATTAGATGATTGGGTTGTTATTGATAATACTTTATACGAAGATAATACATTATTACAAGTTTTAAATATGACTTCAGGTGATTACAATATAGTTGGTGAGAAGAAGTTTAGAGGTGATGGTTTTATTAACGGTGAAAAACATAAACAAGTTAACAATAAAACAGTTGCTTACAATATGATACACTTTAAAAATACAAATAAAGAGGAAGAAAACTCTCCATATAACTATAGTGCTTTATCAACAATGGTTGCAATCAATTATGTAATACACAAAATTGGTGTTGATAATTATGAGAAGTTTTTATCAGAAATATTTACAGATCATGTTGGTGTAAAAAACAAAGTACACTTTCAAAAAGTATCTTGGTCAAAACAAGATGATGATAAAGGTAATAGCAGATATACATTTTTTGCTACTGCTGAGGATTACATTAGAATAGCTAACACACTAGTTAAAGATTACAATTCTGATACATGTATTGGTGATTATTTAAGAACTATATACGAGAACAGAGTAAATAAAAATCATAAAGACTATGCTTCAAAAGGTGTAGCCGCTTATACAAAACAATATGGTGGTCAGTTTCATATGGGTTTAGTTGGTATGAAAGACAGAGTTATATTTGGTTTAGACGGTGCAGGTGGTCAACAAATAGTTATTGATATGAATAGTGGTACAGTAATATATGTTGGTTCACTTGACAGACATTATAATTGGAAGAAATTAGTTTACAACGTAATGAAGAAAGGACTTTAATGACATTAGGACACGGACTTGGCATGTTGCTTATGGGTATGATTGCAATATTAATAGGAGCTCTTTGTACCTGGTATGTTATTAATAAAGCAAGAGAAAATGACGAACAACGGGATGTGGGAAGATATGAAGACAATTGAAAATCTTAAAAAGAAAATAAAAGTAATGAAATCAAAAGAGACAGAATCTAAAATCAAAGTGCCAGAAAAGACATTAACAAAGGTTACACCTTTACATGATTTTTCTTGGTATCTAAAATGGTTATCATGTATCTTAATATTATCAGCAGTATGTTTCAGAGCCAGTGGTGGCCAGTTTCATATGTTTGATTTATATTTTAGTTTAGCAGGTACACTTGGTTGGCTATGGGTAGGTATATTATGGCATGACCGTGCATTGATGGTTTTAAATTCAGGATTAGCAATAGTATTATTAACAGGTATTTTAAGAACTTATGTCTAAAGTATTTGTAGTAGCAAACGGCGAAAGTCGTAAAGGGTATGATCTATCTAAATTGAAAGGCAAAGGCCGTATATACGGTTGTAATGCTTTGTATAGAGATTTTACACCAGATGTTTTAGTTTGTGTTGATCAGGCTATATCACATGAAGTTTATAATAGTGGTTATTGTCAAGAGAACGAAACTTATTTTAGAAACTGGACAAGATTGCCTGGTATGTTGTATGAGTCTATGATAAATGCAGGTGCAGGTATAACTGCCGATGAAATGAAGATAGTTAAAGAAGAAAAACTAATTAATGAAAATGAACGTGGCGATTGTCAAGAGTTTGTAATGCATGGGTCAAATATATCTGGTGCAGTTAAGGTATTGAAACAGAATAAAAGTATTGAATCTAAAAATGTAAATCATACTGCCATTGATGTAAGTTGGTGTACTATCAATAGTAAAGAACAATCACTTGACGATGTAATGAAACCTAGAGATTGGGGTTGGTCTTCTGGTACTACAGCGGCTGCTTTGGCAATATTAAACGAGACACAACCAAAGGCAGATAATCCAGATGAGACGATTAGTTTAGAGGTCTATTTGATTGGCCATGATTTAGGAAGTAATACAGACAAGATTAATAATTTATACAAAGATACCAAATATTATGGTCTAAAAGAACAACAACAAGTACCACCAACAAACTGGATAGGTCAGTTGACTAAACTGATAAAAGACAATCCATCGGTGACTTTCTATAAAGTCAATCCAAGGGCTGATGATGGTAGCGACCACGTCAATAGTAAGATAAAAGAGTGGGAAGGCTGTAAAAACGTCTTTTATATTGACTATCCTACTATGGAAACGTTGACAGCGTAGGAGCATTGACAAATTAACGTAAATATGGTATATTAGAGGTTATGAGTATCAAAAGGAAGATAAAACAAAAACCAAATAAACAAGTTATTAAGATAAACAATTATATCAGATATTGGGATCAAAGTGTAGATAACGGACACAATTTTTCAGTAGCGATGACAGATGGTTCTATTTTAGAAATTGAAATGCGTTGGCCTAAAGGCGAAGACAGATTAAATAAACCTGGTAGAGCTCATAATAACGTGTATAAATAATAATGATACCGATAATATAGGTAACACAAATACAATATACAAATAATATAGGAGAAAAATAATATGGATTTTGAAGCATTAAAATCATCATCAAGTGGCTTTGACAAACTAACTAAAGCTCTTGAAACAAACCTCAATCCTGAGGATCAATCAAACAAAAACAAATACCAAGATGACAGGTTCTGGAAACCAGAACTAGATAAAACTGGTAACGGCTATGCTGTTATTAGATTTTTACCTGCTATTGAAGGAGAAGATTTACCATGGCAACGTGTGTGGTCTCATGCCTTCCAAGATAAAGGTGGTTGGTATATTGAAAACTCATTAACAACATTAAGTCAAAAAGATCCTGTGTCAGAGGAAAACACAAGATTGTGGAATACTGGTGTTGATAGTGATAAAGAAATTGCTAGAAAGAGAAAAAGAAAATTATCTTATTACTCAAATATTTTAGTAGTATCTGATCCTAAACATCCAGAGAATGAGGGTAAAACTTTCTTGTTTAAATTTGGTAAGAAAATCTTTGATAAGATTACTGAAGCAATGCAACCAGCATTTGAAGACGAGAAGCCAATTAACCCATTTGATTTTTGGAAAGGTGCAAACTTTAAACTGAAAATCAGAAAAGTAGATGGTTATTGGAACTACGATAAATCTGAATTTGAGGCAGTGTCGGCTATTGCTGACGGTGATGACAAGATTAAAGAAATCTGGTCAAAACAATATCCTCTAAAACCATTCTTGGCACCTGATAATTTCAAGTCCTATGATGAACTCAAAGAGAAACTGAATAGGGTTATATCGGGTACGAGAAGCACTAAAACTGTTGAGAGTGACGAGCTCCCGCCAGCACAATCAGCACCTAGTGTAAAAAGTATGGAAAGTACAAGTCCAGCTAGTGATGATGACGACACGTTATCTTACTTTAGTAAATTAGCTGAAGACGAATAATCCTAAACCGTTCCCTCCGTTTAGACAACATACTTTAAAGGGCTACTAGAAATAGTAGCCCTTTTTTCGTTATAAATATACCGTATGGCAGTAAGTATACTAGATACATTAGTTGATAAGGCTGATGGCGCAAGTAAATCGGCGTCATGGTACAGACGTGCTGTAGGGTCTATTGCAGACAGAATAACAGCCAGAAAACTAATTAGACAGAATAAATTGATTGGTAGACCAAGTGTTGGTAGATTAAATCTCTTTGTTTATGATCCTAAATATAAACAGACATTGCCATACTACGATGTGTTTCCTCTAGTTTTACCACTAGAGACAATAAAGGGTGGTTTTGCAGGTATTAATTTTCATTATCTGCCACCAAACCAACGATTTACTTTATTGACACAATTACAAAGATTTAACGTACAAGGTGGCAAGGTAAACAGTAGTAATAGATTTGATGTAAGTTATAACAGAATTAAAAAACTACCATTGGCGAAAGGTTGTATTAAGAAATATCTATATGGTCATTTAAGAAGTCAGTTTTTAAAAATAGACTATGACGAGGCTGCTTTGGCAGTATATTTACCAATCGCTCAATTTAAAAAAGGGAGACCATATTAATGGCGATTTTAAGAGGCGGAAAAAGAATAGGCGGATACGATATAAGAATTGGTATACCAAGAGACAGGTCATTAGACAATGTTACCGGTGATCCAAGATTAAAACGTACACAAGGTGGTAATCCTGAATCTACAATGGGTAGAGTACAAGCAATGGTCAATGAGGCCGAAGGCTTTGCTCGTAAAGCAAGATTTTATGTTGAGTTTAATTTACCATCATCATTAGGTGGTGGTCCTGATGGCTCAGCAGGTTCAGTATCTTCATCAATGACAGATGAAACATACGGATCATTTAGAACCAGTGCCGATATGAATGCTATTCATATAGCAAATGGTAGACGTGTTCAAGCATTTTGTTCAGCAATAGAAATGCCTGATAGAGAAGTTATTACAAAAGAAGTTAGACATGGTAATACACCAGCTAGACACGTTGCATACGATTTTAAATCAGCAGAAATAACAGCAACATTTTATGCTGATAAATTTTTAAGAGAGAGATCATACTTTGAAGCATGGCAGGCTGCCGCTTTTAGTACAAAATCTTTTAACATGAACTATTATAGAAACTATGTTGCTGACGTGAGAATATATCAATTAGGACAATTTGCGTCAAGACAAGAACGAGACGATATAACATATGCAGTACAATTGTTTGATTGTTTACCAACAAGTATTAGTAAAGTAGAATACTCTCACGATGAGAATACAGTACAGACTTTTTCTGTCACGTTTAAATTTCAATATTGGATTAATTTCTTTTTAGATAAACAAGGAGAAATAGAACTAGGCCAATCTACATTTAATCAGCCGACAGTAAAACAAAATTCAGGTTTATTAGGTGGTTTATTAGGTAAACTGCCACCAGAATTGAGACGAGCAGGTAGAGACGTGTTGAACAATTTGAGACGTAGAGTGCCTTTGGGTAAAATTACAGGAGGCAGAGCGTTCCCACCGTTCAAACTACCACCAATAAATATATAATAATTAGGAGAATATTATGGCATTACCAGTAATAGAAACACCGACATATGAGTTGACTCTTCCATCACAAGACACGAAAGTTAGTTTTAGACCTTTTCTTGTTAAAGAAGAAAAGTTAATGTTAATAGCTCTAGAGTCAGGTGAAGAAAAACAAATACAAGAGGCAACCAAGAAAATATTGGCTGCCTGTACTTTTGACAAAATAAACATAGAAGAATTACCAACATTTGATATTGAGTATATGTTCTTACAAATAAGAGCAAAGTCAGTTGGTGAGATATCAAAATTTAAAGTTATTTGTCCAGACGATAAGAAAACTTATACAGATATTGAAATAGACTTAACAAAAGTTGAGGTTCAAGTTGATGACGCACATACAAACAAAGTAATAATTGATGACACTAGGCAATTGGGTGTTGTTCTCAAATATCCTACTTTGTCTATGATGAACAAAACAGACTTGAAAGACGCCGACTATGACACAGCCTTTGATTTAATGGTTGGTTGTGTACATGAGATATTTGAAGGCGATAAGATATATCCTGGACAAGACAGTACAAAAGAAGAACTGAAAGAATTTTTAGAGAAGTTACCACAAGGTGCCTTTGACAAAATTAAGACATTTTTTGATACTATGCCTAGATTGAGATATGAGCAAGAAGTCACAAATCCAAAGACAGGTGTAAAAAGTACAGTGACCTTTAGTGGTCTACAAGATTTTTTCGGATTGGCCTCACCCATAACAGCCTAGAGGCATATTTTGAAGTAAATTTTTCGCTAATGCAACATCATAAATATAGCATTAGTGAGATTGAGAACATGATACCATGGGAACGTGATGTATATGTTCAAATGCTAATTAATTATATAAAAGAAGAAAACGAAAGAAGACAAAGGGAGAAACAGTAATGGCTACTGAAACAAAAAAAGTAAATTTAGAATTAGAGATTGACACTAATACTGTTGACTCTAGTAAAAACAGATATCAAGGTTTAATTGACCTTGCAAAAGCAATAGACAGTTGGAGAATATTTCCTAGAGTATTCATCACTACTTACATTTACCTATTATACAAAGTTGTAATATGGTATATGAACTTACAGGCACCTACTATGGAACAAAGTGGGTTAGTATCAATAGTTGTTGGTGCTGGCGCTGCCTGGTTTGGTTTATATACAGGAAGTAGAGCGAAGTCTAATAAATAGATATATGGCATTACCATCAATAGAAACAGAAACTAACGCAGTTGATCAAACTCAATCAGCAATTGATAAGTTAGGTAAATCAATAATGGAGAAGGCATCCATGTCAATACAAGGTGCTACAAAGGCCATTATACCAAATATACCTAAAATGATCAATGAGTTGACAATGGATTTAGAGAAAGGTCCTATTAACAGTTTTACAAAAGTAATTGTGAAACTAGAAAAGATGGTAGAATCATTAGGTTTAGATTTAAGATCATACAACGAAGACTTGGCCGACATGTTGCAACAAAGAGAACAAAAGGCAGTTGAGTCAGAAAAAACAGTTGCAGATTTAAGACAACAAAATATTATTGCACGTGTTAATAAAGAGACAAAAGAGGTTGAAGTATTAACAAGATCACAAATCAGAATAGAAGAAAAGTTAATGAAAAAACAGACAGATAGAATTGCTGTTTTACAAAAGTCATTAGAGAAAGATAGAAGAGCACTACAAGAGAAAGATAAATTATCTAATCAAGAAAAAAATGTTGTTAGAAAAAGAATAGTAGCAAATACAGAGGCGTTAACTAATTTAGAAGCAAAAAGAGACGAGACAGCAGGCACATTAAATACTACTGCTGATACAGGCAGAGCTAAACCACTGCCTATGTTTGTAGAACAATTGAAAGACGCATTTATGGAACCATTTGCAGCCATAAGTGAATCGTTTAATATGTTGAAAGAAACAGGTAAAGGTTCTGCTGAGTTAGTTAATTTCTTGACAGGTGGTATATTCTTAAAAGCATTTAAAGGTTTAACAAGAGGTATTAAAGCAATTGGTGGTTTCTTTACATTGGCTAGATTAGCCCTAGTTGCTAAATTTGCATTGATTATAGGTGCTATTACATTTGTTGCGACTAAAATAAAATCTATTGTTGGTTTCTTTCAAAAGATAATTGATTGGTTTAGAAACTCACGTATAGGTAAATTATTAGGTCTATCAAAAGAAACACCTGAAGAAAAGGCAGAGAGAGAATATAAATCAGAACAATTTGGTCTTAACGATGGCATGGAGTTATTAGACGACCATTACAAAGATGTACCAAAGGCTGAAATGAAAAGTATGGACAATACAGACTCTACAGAAATAGCACCACAAGGTGATAATGAAGTTAAAGAAAAAGTTAAATCTTTCTTTAGAAGTTTATTAGAGAAAGCGTCTAACATGAAAGATAAGGCTGTTGAGTTTGCTAGTTTAAACAAAGATAAAGCAACAGGTGGAACTGTAGTAATTAATAATGCACCAACCACTGTATCACAAAATCAATCAGGAACAGTTGTGTCAGGTTATGTAGACAATAAACAAGATGACACAATTATTAACACATCAAGTAATAATTGGCGAGATATTTAAGATAAATCTTTTTCAGTTATAATTTTAAATTCAGCACCATTATCTTTACAATAACGAGTAGCGGCTTGCCATTTGGCCTTGTTTCGTATATATTCAAAACTCTCACGCATATATGATTTAGTTTTACGACCAGTTGGTTTCTTTGGTGGTACACATTGGCGTGATGGTTTTACCTCAATCAATATCTTTTTACCTTTGACTGTCTTAACAATAAAATCTACGAAATATCTGTGCCATTTATTGTCTATAGGACTGTAGTATCTAATTGGTAATTCTTCACTTGCCCAATGCTCTATATCTGGATTTTTATCTAGGTACACCATCATACGTCTTTCTAATAAAGAACGATAAATAATATTGGTTGGATCGCCAACGTATTTACTAGGGTTGGCTGGTGTATATTTTCCCTTAAAAGATTTCTTCATAACTGTTATAAATATACAAGTATATATAAAGGAATTAAATATGGCTTGGACATCTAAAGTTGCAAACGTAATCAAAGGACAAATAGGCATGGCTATTGGTAGATCAATTGCCAATAAGTTATCATTTGCCTCATCTGGTCAAACATCAAAAGTAGCGGCTAAACTATTAAACAAATCGCCGTTAGAGATAGGGTCAGTAGGACCTCTGTCACATATGGAACCAGTAAACAACCCATACAATTATGGTACTGTATATTATCCTGAAGAAACATCAAATCTAGGTGCTGGTCACTATGTTATATTTGATATAGTATCTCACAAGTCATCTAAATTTAAAACACAAACATTTAACAATGGTCAATTAACATCCGGCTCTAGTAATCAATTTGATAGTGGTGACGCAACAAACAGAATTTCAAATATAAAAAGAAAAGGTATCACATCATCATCAAGACTAAAATCCACATCAAGTGGTATCATGTCTAAAGTTGGTGATACACATAATTATATTTCAGACAGTATTATATTATATACACCGGCAGACGCAATGAAATTTAATTACAGTGCTAGTTATGAAGACACACAAACAGGTCTTGCAGGAGATTTAGGTGCTGGTCTAGGTAATATAATGAACGATCCAGGTTTTTTAAACAAGATACAGGCTGCCGGTGCTGGCGCTGCTGGTCTTGGTAGAGAGTTAGGTAAGTCTGCTCTATTTGCAGCTGCTAGTATTATACCAGGTTTTGAAAACAGTAGACAATTATTTGACAAGACATTAGGTCAAGCAAAGAACCCTAATTTAGAAACAATATTCCAATCTGTACCATTTAGACAGTTTAGTTTCCCTTTCTTATTTGCACCAAAAGACGAGAAAGAGAAAGATCAAGTACACAAAATTTTACAATTGTTTAGATTTCATATGTTGCCTGAGCAACAAAATGCATTTGCTAAAGTTGGTTATTTTCATGTACCATCAGAGTTTCAAATAACATATATGTACAGAGAAAACGAGAACTCATATTTACCAAGAGTTAGCCGTTGCGTATTAAAAGAATGTAAGATTGAGTATGCACCTGAAGGAGTTGTATCATCATTAATTG